AAGTGTGATCTTTCCAACAACCCTCCTGAAGCAGTTGATCGTGGTGAGTTCCAAGCGGATATCTATATCAAACCCACCCGCACCATCAACTACATCACTCTGAACTTTGTCGCAACTCGCTCTGGCGTTGCGTTCAACGAAGTCGCTAGTTGATCTAACGATTTAATTTGATTCGATTTCAGACCCCCTAAAAAGGGTCTGAAATTTTTTGTTTTAATAAATAAACATAGCACCGAAAATTTAGGAAGAGCTTAATGGCACAAGAAAATATTAACAGGTTTAAATCTAAAGTCTCTAATGGCTTTGCAAGACCTAATCTATTTGAAGTAGGTATGCAATTCCCAGCTGCCTTGACCGTTGATGGTGGAATTAGAAAAAGCGCACAGTTCCTTGTCCGCGCTGCACAGATTCCTTCCTTCCAGTTAGGTATTATTGAAGTTCCTTTCCGTGGTCGTACTTTAAAAGTTGCTGGCGACAGAACTTTTGAACCTTGGACTGTCACGGTTATGAACAACGCCGACTTCAAACTCAGAAATGCATTTGAAGATTGGGTTGATTATATCCAACTGCCTGAGGCAAACTTCCAATCTGGCGAAGGTCTTGATTACTATAAGGATCTGACTGTTCACCAACTGTCTCGTGACGAGCGCAAAGGTAAGCAATCTAAGAGAATTCGTTCTTACAAGTTCTTCAACTGCTTCCCCAGCAATGTTTCTTCCATTGATCTGGATTACGGAAACAATGATGCTATTGAAGAATTTACTGTTGAGTTCCAGGTTCAGTTCTCCAAAGCTATTCGTGAAGAGGACAACTCAGATAGCTAATCTGAAAGACTCCTAAATAGACCAGGACCAATAACCTTAGAATATAATGTCGAATCAGCTCTTCGGATTTTCACTTGAGAGAGCGAAGAAGGTCCCCAAGGGACCTTCTTTTGTTCAGAAAGATAATATGGATGGTTCGCAACCGATTGTCGGTGGCGGATACTATGGATATTCTGTAGATTTTGATGGCACTGTTCGCAATGACCATGAACTAATTACCCGTTATAGGGAAATGGTTATGCAACCAGAATGTGATAGTGCTGTTGATGATATTGTCAACGAAACTATTTGTGGAAATTTTGATGATGTTCCTGTTGAGTTGGAACTTACCAACCTCAAGGTTTCAGATAAAATTAAAAAACTTATGAGAGAGGAGTTTGATGAAATCCTTCGTCTCCTCGATTTTGAAAACCGTTCCTATGAAATTTTCCGTCGCTGGTATGTTGACGGGAGACTATACTATCATAAAATTATCGATCCTAAAAGTCCTCGCGAAGGTTTACTGGAATTACGCTACATCGATCCCCGTAAAATTCGTAAGGTAACTGAATATCAACAGAAGCGCCCTGAGCAATTAAGAGGCGAAGATTTGAATACTCAGTTGACACAGAAGGCAGCAGAATACTTCTTGTACAATCCAAAGGGTCTTAAGAATTCAACTAATCAGGGCATGAAAATTGCTACTGATTCTATTACTTATTGTCATTCTGGTATCCAGGATCTCAATAAGAACATGACTCTTAGTCACCTACATAAAGCAATCAAGGCAGTAAATCAACTGCGTATGATTGAGGATTCTCTGGTTATCTATCGTCTATCCAGAGCTCCTGAGCGTAGAATTTTCTACATTGATGTTGGTAATCTTCCCAAGAA